CATAGAAGGAGTAGCGTTCCTGCTTGACCATTCTTGGAGTGGATTTGGCAGACCAAAGGCGGCTATACCTTATGGCAGAACCTTTGATGCAAAACTACAAAAGAGCGATGTCGATGGCGAACAGTGGGCTTTAAATGCTGACCATTACATTGTCCGTGGTATTGAGATTGACAACATTAGTACCGATTCAATAATTCAAAGCATTGAAGCTGGTACGATGTTTGACACCTCTATAGGCTGGGGTGCACAAACATTGGAATGTTCAATATGCGGCAAGGATTATCGAGATTATTCGCAATGTCAGCATTTTGGAGGGGAAGAATATGACGGCAAATTGTGTTATGCCATTGCAAAACCGCCGGGCTTTTTAATGGAAAACTCGGCTGTATTCGATGGTGTATATCCTACTGCTGGTGTGTTATCGCAAATGGGTGCAGGTGAAAATGAACCGGGCGGCATGATATTAGTTGAGAATATTAAAGAATTACCATTAGGCGTTACGGCTTATCATGCGTTCAGTTCTCAACGCGGCAAGTTATTCACCTACGCAAAAAAAGACGACCTTGCAAAAGGTAATGTCTTTACAGTCCCCGATTTATCAAATTTGAAAGGAAGTGACAACAAAGTGAGTGACGATTTACTCAAAATGTTAACTGGTCTGGGAATTACCGTTGCAGAAGGCACGGAAGCTCCTGCCTCAGAAGTAGTTTTAAAAATGTTGTCTGAAAAATGGCAAAAAGAGAATCCTCCTGCTGACCCACCTGCCGCCCCCGAAGCCTATATGACACAGGCTCAGGCGGTCGAAAAACTGGGTAAAGAACTGCCCGCTGACAAGGTTCTGTCCTATGCCAAAGAAGGCATGGCCTATCGTGCCGAACTGGTAGAAGAAGCCTTAAAAGCCGGGGTAAGGGCTCAGGCCGATGCGTTTAAGAAGGAAACTTGGGAACGCAACTTTGAGCTAATGAGCGTGCAGGACATCAAAGATACGATGGATACCTGGCAGAAGCAGGCGAAAGATGAAATCCCGGCTGGCAGACAGTCAAGTTCATTAAGCCAGCAGACCATAGCTCAGACCCTTCCCGATGATGCCTTTAAGGTTGGGAGGTAACATACTCTAACAAGCATATAACTACCCTAAAACAAGCCGCTAAATTAGCGGTTATTTTTATGCCTATCAATAACAGAAAGGAAGTGTTCACAAATGGCAAGAGGTGGAATTGACCATGAAGGAATTGGCAAACTCGGAATGACTTATAAGGCTGACGCAGCCTTAGCAGCAGTTGTAGTCGCCGCTGGCGGCATAGGTACTACTGCTGGACGCGCTGCTGTAATCGGGAAGGCTGTAACTTGGAGTGCTAGCCCGTTTGAGGCTGGCTTTGGCAATGCTGGCGACCCTCTGTTGGGTATCGTTGAGTCCTATGACTATGACGACAACATGACTGTTTTAACCAGAGGTTATGCCTATGCCCCCGGAGTCTCCGGCTCTCTACCTTCTCCCGGCAATATCTTAGTAGTTGATGGCTCTGGTGCTGTTATGGCATCTACTGGAGCTGTTGGAGTTGCTCGCGCTGATGTGGTTATGACAACTGGTGTAACCGGACCTGTAATGGTCTTTATCGGTTAATCGAAAGAAAGGAAGTGAAATAATAATATGCCTAAATTTACTTTAAGCAACCTGACCCCTGACCTGTATCAGCAGGCGCATTCGCAGGATATGACCCTTTCAATGCTCTTAGAAAGCTTGGACCCTGCTACTGAAGGTAGCGGCTTAGATGCTTTTGAAAGACTGATGAAAGAGGCTGGAATCCTCACCAAAACCGTTCGCGACAAAAACATCTTCTCATCCAAGGTGGAAGCTTTTTACCGGACCAATGAGAATAAGATACTATTCCCCGAGTATGTGGCAAGAACCTTGGTACAGGCCATGACCGAGTTTCCGATATTCAATTACCTTGTGGCTACTCGTACCCCGATTGACTCTAACGTTTATAAGGCATCTTACCTTGACTGGGACGACGCCGATAACAAGAAAGCAGTCGAGATGCGGCGTGTAACTGAGGCTGCTGACCTTCCCTTGGCAAGAATCAAGCTGGGCGACACTGCAATCACCCTCTACAAGTATGGTCGTGCAGTAGAAGCATCTTATGAAGCCTTGCGGAGAATGAGCTTGGAACTCTTTGAACGCCATATCAATAGGATTGGCACTGAGGCGGCTAACAATAAAGTGTCTGAAATCCTGACCGTTATTAAAGACGGTGACGGTAACAGCAACGCTGCGCCGAAACATAAAGCAAAAGACCTTGACTCGTCTTTCAGTGCTGCCTTAACCAAGACCGCCTGGATTAAATTCCTGCTCAAGTTTTATCCTTACGGTTGCGATACTGTCGTGGCTAACGAGGACGGACTGTTGCAGATACTTGAAGTGCTGTACCCGGCATCTACCGTTGCCTCCAAGATGGACGAACTGTTAGCTAAGGGGTTGAATGTTAGCACTACCCTGCCGCAGGACCTAGTAGTCAATACTACCCTGCTTTATAACCCCGGCATTGATAAGATTGGCGGCAAAGAAGCTATTTACGGCCTGAACCGGAGCAACACCATTGAGGAAATTTTTGAAGTTGGTTCGACTATCAGCGAAGCTGACAAGTTTATCCGCAACCAGACTCAGATATTGACCATATCCGAGAATAGCGGATTCCGCAAAATCTTCAAGGACGGTGCTAGAATACTGACCCTTGAATAGAAAGGGGTGTTTCCCTTATGACCAATAAGATACTAAAAGCTACGGGTTTTGAAAGCCGCATCCGCTCTAAATTGGGGGTCGATGCGGCTTATATTCCCGATGCTGACATTAACCAACCGGATATTATTGCCATTGCCGAATCTAACATCATCAGAGTAGTACCCGACTATGACGCTCTTACCGGCGACGATTTAATCTACCTTGAAGCTGCCACAGTCTGTGAGTGCGCTATCCTGCTCTGTCCTTCCATGCCGGCCAGATTACCGGTCAAGGAACAGGGGCCTAGTATGACGATAGAACTTGATGTTGATTGGGACGCAAAACAAGTCAAGCTCGAAGCGGAACGGGATAGATTTTTAAGCAACATAAGCTCTGCAGACTACGTTAATGTCCCGCATTTCGGGCTATGTTAAGTAGGTGATGCAATGTCCTATGCAAGTAAATTCCTTGAAGCTCGCGGGCAACCTGCCTTTGCAGAACGTCAACGTTCGCTTACAATGCCAGGCCTATCGTCTTTTTATCCCTACTTCAAGGTAAGCATGAAGCGCTCAACTAGATCAACCAGAGATCCGGGAGTAAGAGACGCGTCGTGGGAAGGACTAGCAGAGGCTAGTTCCGAATTGGCGGGCGGCGAGATCATGACTGTTGGGTTAGATAAGTATCTGATTCAGTCGGTCAACGCTGACGTTGCCAGTGGAGAACTGAACTTCTTTGCTGTCAAGACCAATGCCGTGTTGACCCCTCAGCGAATAACTGCTTCCCTTGATGCTGATAACAACATCGTGGAAACGTGGTCTTGGACCCCTAGCGGCTCCACGGTTGATGCGTTCGGGCAGGTGATAACCTACAGCCTGAGGCAATATGACCCCGGCTTGCTGGAATCGTCCCGGTATATCTTTTACCTGTCTGCTGATGTTGGTTTGCAGATAATGGATAGAGTCGTGCTGGCCAGCGAAAACCTGATGGTCAACGCAATTGATCCCCTGATGCTCGAAGGCGTTTCTCGTATTCAATGCGGGACTGATACCAGGGCGTAAATAACAAACGGAGGTAAGGTTATGTACACTGAATATCTTGGCGAAAACTACCATTGGGAAATCCGTAAAATACTTGGTGCAGACGATGTGCTTTGTCCTGATTCGATAATTGATGCTGAATACAACATTGGGGCTATGAAAGAAATTATGACGGCTAAACTTGAGATTGTGACGCGGGTTGACAGCGAAGATAAGTTTCAAAAGCTATCAAAGGCCGGTCGATATTATCTTTGCGCTGTCATTTGTCTCGCTCTCAAGAGCCGGACTGCCGTAGCCCCTTACAACACATCAAAATATCGCAAGGATTGGGATAAGATCAGAGAAAAATGCCTGTCAAAGGGCGAGAAGATCATGTCCCGGTTAAGTGCTTAGGGGGTGATTCTATCGGCGTTAGATTTAACACCACCGCTTGCATTGCCGATCTAAGGCTTCATGTCATCACTACCCTTAAAATCCTTCAAGAAGAGTATTTACGTGACGCTCAAAGCCATATGCTGACCCCTGAAGGAAAAGAAAGCCTGCACGCTGATGAAATCGAAGTGTTGGGAACTTTTCTGACAGCAAATGTAATCGGCGGGGCCTATGCGGCGATGGATAACTTTGGGTCTGGCAGTAAAATGGATTTAATCAATCCTGCCCTTGAGGGCTACCGTAACTCTAGGCATTGGAACCCTCGCCGCCATGATGAAAGAATCGTCGGCAGACCTGAAGGCAAGTATACCAATATTTTTGGAGAGGAACAGTATTCATCAGGGGTCATGGCCGGGCTTGACTTGGAATATCTGGATGAGCAAGGTGCATTGCCCTTTGACCTTCACGTCAGGCCCCCATCCCATGCGCTGGAAACTGCCGCCAGATGGCTAAAAGAAACTAGCCTGCAAGCGATATGGCAAGAGTCGCTAAGAGCCTTCCCGTGGGGAAGGTTTTTTGTTGTCACGAAAGATTGAGAGGTGAGATCATGAAAGCTGTTTTTATTGATTGGGGCAATAAGGAAACAGAAATTATTACCTTTGATTTAAGCGAAGGACGTTGGTTTCAGACGGCATATTGGGGCCGTAGAAAGAAATTTACCGGTAAGTGGACGGAACAGATTGACGAGATAGTTGATTATATTCTTGAAATAAAACCAGACAAAGTCATAAGTGATCGCGTAGGACTAGGAGAATCGGCCAGTCAGGAATTGGCGAAACGATTAGGACTGTCGTGATGATAATTTCCCCTTTAGGAAAGAAGGTGATGCCATTGTTTTGAACCAGAAAAAGACTTAGCTAGATTACAGACCTTATTTATGAATGATGCTGACTTACTGGCTGTTTTGGGGTTAACGGAAGCTACGCCCATTCAAAAGGCCGAAAAGATCATCAAACGTTCACAATGGGATAACCTTGTAAGCAATGAAAAGCGATTGTGCCTATATTTTAGGCCGTCCCGATCAGTAAGGAATCGCATCGTAACCAATGAGCTTTTGCAAGTCGATGTTCACGTCCCGGCCAAGCAGGACTACCTCGCTTACCGGGCAATCGCAAGAGTAGAAAAACTGCTCTACAACCAAGAGATCAACAACCGTATATACGAGTTTGACGGCCAGTTAGGTGAATTACCCACCATGACTGGCTTTGTTTGTGTAGGGGCTAGATTCAGCTTCTATGCCATTAAGTAACTGAAAGGAAGTGTGAAAACCTTATGGCAAAACTTATTTATAAGAAAGCAGGTAACATTGAACTAATTCGCCGAAGCGACAACGTTCGTTTCTTAGCCGCTGGCGTAGTAGAATCCATTGAACCGTCTATTAGCGGAAAAACTACGACTCTTCCCGACGGAAATTCTGATTGGGATATGGAGTTTTCAAATGGCATGGAAGGTCAGGTAGTAGTAAATCTGTCAACTTTCCAGCCTAAATTATATGCCGGCCTGATGGGTGCTACCTATAGCGAAAATTCATCCTATGCTATCCGGCATATAACCACTGTTGGCGTTCCGGCGGTAACTCCTTTTACCGTTGACGTCGGAACCATTGAAGGAATACCTGCTGCCGATCCGGTGCCGGTTGTGCATGATGCAAATGACAGTCCGTTTGTTAAAGTATCCAACGCACCTGCTGCCGGTCAATTCTCAGTAAGCGGCTCTGTATTCACCTTCAGTTCTGCCAATGCGGGCGCAGAACTTACTCTGGCATTTGATGTCTCGACCACTGCGGACAAGATGGAACTGCCATCTGAACTTAATAGACCAAAGTTCCAAATGGCTATCGCTGGCAAAGCTGTGCTGGCGGATGATGAAGGAACTTCCAAAGCTGACGCTATGATCTTCGACACTGTTTCGGTAACGGGAGACCTGAAGCCCCCAGCCCGCAAGAAAGAACCTGTGGGATGGAGCTTTACGATGAAGATATTGAAACCTCGCGCTGGCTATAAGCCGGTTGATTATCGCGTAGCCAGATAGGAGGGTGACATATGAGCAAGGAGGTAACGCCGCTCTCAACGATGCTTGGGAGCGGTGATTTTATTGAAATCGCCGGTAAACAGTATGTAATCAGGGCCATTAAATTAAAGGACATTCCCGAATTTGAGAAAGATAACCTAAATTTTGGCCCGCAATATTTCTCTTTGGCCGCAAAAAAAGAGCGCGAGAAAATCGACAAGTGGCTTAGCCGTTATGTTTTTAATGCCGCCGGAGAACCCATGACGCTCGACAAAGCTACCGAGGAAGATTGGGACGTGGCAGACATCAAAACCTGCCTTTTGAAACTGGTTGACATATCGGGCTGACGTTACTTCCCCCCAAAGCTAAGAAAAACGATGAAGAAGATGGCGATGAAGGTCTGGACTGGGGGGAAGTTTATACTGAACTGCTTTGCCAGACCTCAATGGGTTATGACGAGATTGGAGAACGAACCATCCCGCAGATAACGGCCATTCTCAAAAGCAAGGGCAAGTTTATATCGCCTGGATTACTAGGCTTTTCAGGCGGCGCAGCAGAAGAAGCAGAACCGGAACAAGAACATTCCGTAGAGGATGGAATGGCCATTGCGGCTCTTTTTTCAAACTTCGGATAATTTCAGACTAAACGACAAGGCAGGCGTAAAATCCTGCCTTTTGGTTTGGGTTGAAAGGTGGTGTTAGTCTATTGATTTACCATGTTTCTTTAGTAAGTCGGCGATAGCTTCATCAAGTAGTTTGGATTTATCTATCCTTGTTTCTTTTGATAATTGTTCGAATTTATCCCATAACTTGCGGTCTAATGAGGAACCAAAGCGAATTCGATTAACTAATGACATACTTATCACTCCTTTTATAAGAGTATATAACATAGCGCAATGGTATTGCAAGTGGTATAAGGTTATGTTACTATTATAAGTGGAAGGAGCGATAATATGGTAAAAGTTAAATGTGCTTGGTGTGGTAAGGGAAAAGAGGTTACTGAAAGCAAATATAAAAGGCAGAAAAATTTCTTTTGCTGTATTGAACATAAACATTTGTATTACAGATTTTCAAAGGGCACAAAAGAAGTTGAATGCGAAGTATGCGGTAAAAAAGTTTTAAAAACGAAAAGAGAACTCGAAAAATACAATCATCATTTTTGTTCAAATGAATGCTCGCGGATTTTTAGTAAAAAACGAGTTGTCTTTCCTTGCGATTGGTGCGGTAAACCCGTTGAATATCCTGAAAGCCATACTGATAGAATGGAAAGGCACTTCTGTAATAAAGATTGTATGTCAAAATGGAGAGCGAAAAATGTAGTAGGTTCTAAAGTTTATAACTATTCTCGTGTTACTGCTAAATGTTATATATGCGGCAAAGAGCTTGAAGTAAAAAGTTCAGCTTTCCAAAGAAACAAGAGGAATTTTTGTGGAGATGAATGCAGGTTACTATTTTATCAATCAGATGAAAACAAGGCACAACAACGAAAAAATATGCTTAAAACATTGTCTACATACCCTAGAAGAACAAAGCCCGAAAAAATAATGCGAAAACTTTTAATGGAATTGAATATAGATTTTGACGAGCAAGTAGTAATCAACAATAAGTTTTGCGTTGATTTTCATGTTCCTAACAATATAGTCATAGAAGTATTCGGTGATTATTTCCATGCTAATCCTGAAATATATGGGGAAGGCAAAAAGCCTATTGATGATTTGCAAAAAAGGAACTTTAATAACGACAATCGAAGGACTCGGTATTTGAACAAATGCGGTTATGAGGTATGGGCGTTTTGGGAAAAAGACCTTTATGAACGACCAAAAGAAATTCAAGACAGCATAGCAAGTCTATTGAAAAACGGCTAGAAAATTATATTTAATCTTATCTAATTGAATAAGAAACACCCTTAACGGGGTGTTTCTTTATTTTCTGAAAAGTAGGTGATACTTTGGACGATGATGCAATTGTGCAGATCATAAGTAGGCTAGGAGTAGATTTTAGTCAAGCCATTATGTCGGCTGAGAAGCTAACAGCAAGCGTAAATATCGCCAATGCTTCTCTCGCCAATTTAAAGGCTACTGCTGCAACAATGGGTGCAATGACGGTTGGACAGGCTGGCATAGTTAGTGGACAAGAGAAAATAGCTAAATCTACTGAAACCGCTACTCAAGCTGCTAAGAAGCATACTAAATCGGTGCAAGATCTGAGTAAAGAATACAGCGTTTTAGGCTCACAAGCAGAGCGCAGAATCTCATGGTTTCTGAGCGGTACTGCTTTTTTCGGTTCTTTAACGGCCTTAAAGGAAATAGCATCTACCATCAAAGACGTTGAAATGGGCATGACCACTATCGCTCGCATCACTGAAGATGTCAATTTTAACTTCAAGCAAATGCGGGACGCCTTGCAGGGCTTAGGCGTTGAATACGGCATGACATGGGAGAACACCAGCGACATTGCTATTCGCTGGGCGCAAGCTGGCTATAACGTGGCCGACACGCTAGAGCTAACAAAAGCAAGTCTATTAGCCTTGAATACCGCAGAATTAAACGCGACACAGGCAACACAGGGCTTAATAGCAATCATGGCCCAATGGGGATTAACAGCAGAGGAATTACTGCCTACCATTGATAAAATTAACCTTACGGCTGATAACTACGCCGTTTCTTCTGAAGATTTAGTGGCAGGTTTAACGCGTTCATCCGGAGCCGCAAAAGTCTTAGGATTGACTCTCGATGAAACCATTGGCATTTTAACTGCCATGCGTGAAGCGACGGGCAGAACAGGTAAAGAGGTCGGTAATGCTCTTAACTCAATCCTCTCCTTCATGCAAAGGCCAAAAGCTATTAATGTTTTTGAAACCGAAGGCATTCGCGTGTTTGCTGATGAAGCCAGAACTCAATTCCGGAATGTCATAGAAATCTTTAACGAGATGGCTCAGAAATGGCCGCAGATGTCAAAGGCTACTCAGGATATGTTTGCTGACCAAGCAGAGGCAGCGGGCTTATATTCTGAGGAAATGGCGGAAGTTGTCGGGCTGCAAGAAAAATGGACAGATATTCAGCAGCGTGATTTGTCGCAAGCATCGGCTGGTATTTATCGGCGCAACTATCTGCTTGCTCTCCTGCAAAACTGGGCAAAGGTTGACGAAGTAATTATCGGCTTGGAAGACTCGCTAGGCTATTCCATGAAAGAAAATGAGCGGACAATGGCGACGCTGGAAAAGCGAATCGAAGCTTTAAAAGCGGCGGCAGAACAATTTGCTGTGTCGATTGGCGATGCGGGCTTGCTTGATGAAATGAAAAAAATGGTTGATGGCGTATCGGATGTCATGCAGTGGTTTAATGGCTTAGACGATACGATGAAAGCCTTGATTATTACCTTTGCTGAGATGACCCTTGCCGTGAAGCTGACTACGGCAATGCTGAAAATGATGGGTTTGGCTGAAGGTGGCTTGGCCGGAGGTTTTTTGCGTGGCTGGGCAGTTCCAATAACCGCGACAACTACCAAGGTTCGAGTGCTGACAAGCGCCGTAACCGGCTTAACTACCGTTCTTAAAAACTTTGGTACTGGCATAATGACGTTATTTGGCGGGCCGGTTGGATTTGCGGTAACCGTAGCTTCGACCGCCGCTTTTGCTCTTTATAGGCATGTCAAGAAAACTCGCGAAGAGTTAGAAGCTTTACCGGTGACAATGCAGAATATGCAAGCTCAGGTTGAGGCAATAAAAGGCATAGAAAAAGAATACGATGTCTTGTCTGCCAAAGTCTCCAAAACTGAAGAAGAAAAGAAAAAGCTCGCAGATATTACAGCAAAGTTGGGCGAAATGTTCCCCGATGCCATAATGGCCATTGACGAAGAAGGTCGGGCAAGAGAGATAAACAATGGCATTCTGCAAGAATCAATTAATTTGAAGAAAGAAGAACTGGCGCTTACTCAACAGGAAATGGCTGAACAGTTTGCTAACTTTGACGAATCAGGGACGGGCAAAAAAGCTGTAGGCCTCCTGAAAGACATTCGTAAACTGGAAAGCTACATGGAATCCCTGACGGCGCAAGCTGAGCGAATGGGCTTAGGTGCCTCTGGCTATGACTTTTCGGAGCAAAGAAAAGAAATCATCGAACTCAAAAAAGAACTGCAAAAACTCGAACCGGCATTTTATCAACAGGCCCTAGCAGCGTTAAATGCGAACGACAAGTTTAGAGACTTGAGTGAAACAATAAAAAATCAGCTCATTGCCAGCATTCGCAATTCATCCCAAGATGTAATTGAAGCCAGCGAGAGGATTAATGCCCTGATATTGCAGGGAGATATGCCGTTGTATATCGACGCGATGGGCAAGGCCTTCAAGAGGTTTAGTGAATCCGCAAAAGGCGCAAGCGACCTAGATGAACTGAATAAGAGTTTTGGAACATTCCTTGGTGGAGTGATGGACGCTGGCAAAGAACTGGGATATACAGGCGATGAATTAATTCAGATGGCCTATGCAATCATGGGAATCCAAGACCCGGCGGCAACGGC